CCTTCAACAATCAGACCATTCTTTACCTTAAAGTCTTTTGTGACTGTTGCCATTTTTTTATCTCCTTGTTTTACGCCTTAAGTCCCATTCGTGCAAAACGAACAGTGACTGGCTTAATTGCAGGATCTGGAGTAACCGTTAAGGATACTGTATTTCCAGCCCTGGAGACGCTAATGGTGCCAATATTCCCATCATTGTCAATTGTTCCATATTCGCTAACAGAAACATCTGTTCCATCAACGAGAATGGTCATCTGAGTGGCATAAAATTTATTATCACCACTAGAAGTCTTAGATATAGAGACAAGGTATTGAACCATTCTCCATTGTGTTGCATCGAAACTATCGATTACGGTTACATTTTCAATACCGCTGATAGTGTTGTCATTATTTCCAGCAGATCCTAAGTTTGTTGCTTGAGATGCTGTGGTATCAATAAGTTTTTCATAATCCTGTTGAGTAGGACGATCACCAGTTTGAAAAAGTTCTTTTACTGAAGGGATAGATACGATTGCCATGACTAAATTATAACATTATTTTTTAAACTTTTTCAATCCAAACCTGATATCCAATAAACAAGACTTTTACTTGATTTTTATGGTTTTCTAAAAACTTATCAATTCCCATTTTAGGTTCTAACTCAATGTTTTTAGTATCATGTTTCCACAAATAATCGTCAAAAGCCATAATACCTCCAGACTTTAAAAGAGGGAAGGAAAGAAGAGCATCACTATAAACACCCTTAGCCGTGTGGTCTCCATCTATGTAGATAAAGTCAAATAGGGTTTTTGATGACAATAAATAAGAATCGCTAGTTCCTTTATATTTAATAATATTCTCAAACTTAGATGTTTTGTTATCATAGGTTAATTCAACATCTTGCCAATTAAATTTTTTATGAACACCCTCCTCAGATCCTTGCCAGGTATCTACGTCTATTAGTATAGAAGTTTTATCAATAAGAATATTTTCTAGTAGCCATTTTGAGGCATCTCCAGTATATGCACCAATTTGCAAAAATTTTAAATTTGGCAGGCCAATAAAATGATTTAAATATTTTTTAAATACATTTATATTGCTAGAGAACCAGTTTGGGTATATCATGTATTAAATATATCCTGATTGATCCAAGTTTTTGGAATAATGTCGTTTGTTATTTCAATTGGCAAATTAAAGTTAAACTGTCCAGTACCTCGTAAACGAACCCAGTCTATCATTGATTCTAAAGTTTCACTTAAACTATATTTTGTTTCATACCCTAAAAAATTTCTTGCTTTGTCTGCTGAACAATGAGCAAGTTTGACTTCTCTTGGCCTTTCATTTAAATAAATTGGATTTAAATTAAAATCAAGAATACTTGCTATTTTTTTTGCAAGTTCATTAATTGTAATAAAGTTATCATCTGGACCAATATTTATAGTTTCTCCATTTACAATATCAGAAAAAATAGCCTTGTGAAATGGATCAATGATATCTTTAATATTAGAGAAACATCTCTTTTGATTTCCATCACCGTAGATGATTGGTTGTTTCCCCTGGAGCATTCTATTGATCATAATGCCAGCAACATTTCTAAATGGATCTGTATAATTTTGTCCTTCACCAACAACATTATGGAGAACAAAAATAACAAAATCCATTCCGTGTGTCTCTGCAAGATTTTTTAATGTCAACTCAAAAGAATATTTGGCTATTCCATATGGATCTTGTGGGTTTGGAATCATGTCTTCTGTAAATGACAAAATATCTTGAGTTCCATATCTAGCCATGCTGGATGTATAAATAAATTTTTTAACCCCTGCTTGGATAGCACAGGTTAAAACATTCATTGAGTTTCCATATGTATTATCTGTAATAAATTTTGGAGAAAAAACAGACAACCCCTCGTGTGCAGTGCAAGCAGCATGTATTACTACCTCTATATTTTTAAAATCTTCTTTAGTTAACTCGTTACAATCTTTTTTAATAAAATTAATGTTATCTGGAATATTATCAACATATCCGCCAACTAAACTATCAATACCTATAACATTATGGCTAGACAAACTTTTTGCTAAATTACTTCCGACTAGCCCTGCTATACCAGTAATTAAAATATTCATTTAAAACATCCTTACTGCATTATTGTTCTTCCAATAGTCTAGTGTTTGTTTTTTAGAATTTGATTGCATACTTGGTTTAATATCATCTTTGACAATTATATTTCCTTCTATGTCAATAGATGAATCTAAATTCATATTATATGTTAGTAGTGGAATTGATAAAACTTTACATCTATTATAGATTAAAGAGTCTGCCACGGCAGATCTAGTTTGTGGCAAAACATATTTTTTATCAATAAAATGTTTTTCAATAAGTTCTTTTGCTCTATTTCTTTTTATTAAATAACAAGCAGCAGACCAGTCTCTCATCTCTCTCATGTGTAAATTTGTATTAATTGTGTAATTATGAATTATGCAAAGTTGTAACATGTCATATGGCTTATTAATAGATTTTAAAAATTCATCAAATGTAAAATTCCATTTTGCTACAGTTTCAAAACTCAAGTCATCTTCTATAATAATTGCATATTCTGATTCTGAAGTATTTAGCCAATGCTCTATTGCTTTTAAATGAGATAGGGTTGCTCCAAGTTCATTATGAGAAAGTTTTAGTTTATCCTTTTCAAAAATAATTTCATTAAAATTAAAATTTGATCCATCTATTGCTTTTATAATTTCATAATCTGTTATATTGTTTTCTTCTAGTTCATTTTTAATATAATCAAGTCTATCTGTTCTAGATTCTAAATTAATTACGTAAACAGGTGCAAAACCTTTTAATTTATTTAAACCAGTATGTTCCAACATGCACCACCTTTACGTAAGGGGCAAGATAAATCTTACCTCCAGCATTTTTCCATAATTGACAAAATTGATAATCTTCTGATAACAATCTATCGCTTTCTGGATTAACAACAGTTTGCCAAAAATCATATATTGGTTCTCCAGCATAAATACCACCAATAAAGGGCTGATCAGACCTATATTGTCTAACATCTTTTTTAATTGTTTCAAAAACTTTTCTACTTGCCAGCATTAATCCAGTTCCCATATAATCTACTTCTGTAAGAATATTTGGGTTTTCTTTAAGTTTTTCTTTTTGTTTTTGATTCATATTAACATTATAAATAGCAGTAAAGTTTTCTAATTTTTCACGATCTTCTTTTGCTGCTTTCCTAACTCTATCCCAATTTATTCCTTTCATTGGAACTGCTGCTCCAACTAAATCAACGCCTTCTTCTATCATTTTAACAACAGCACTTGCATCAAATCCTTGATCAGCATCAATAAATAATAAATAATCAAAATCTGTTCTTAAAAACATTTCCGTTAAAGTATTTCTTGCTCTGGTAATTAATGACTCATTATATAAATCTGAAAAAAATACAACATGTTTGTTTTCTTGTAGTCTTCTTGTTAAATCTAACATTCCTTTTAAAAAAACACCATGGCATACTCCACCATACATTGGTGTTGCTATAAATATTTTTGCCATGATTACCTTTCTATAAAATGTAGTTACTAAAACCAATTACTTGTAATGGAATTGGAGGAACATTGCTTGGGCTGTATCCTTCTACTCCAATACTTGTAAAACGAACTCTAAATGGTAATATTTCATTTATTCTGACTATCCTAGCATAGTCTTCTTGTTGTATTTTTTTTGTAATCGCAATAGGTTTATCTAATACTACTGCTTTAGCCATTAGTCTGTAACATCCTCAAGAACAACAATGCTGCCCTGAGCAACTGTCCAAACCTGTGTATTTCCTGCAGAAGAAAGTTGTATATCAAAAATATCTCCAGTTTGTAAAGATACTGATTCTTCTGCTGTTAAAGAAACCGTAAACTCTCCGTCTGCATCATCTGCATCTGCTGCTGGAGTTAAAAGCATAATTGTTGTAGCATTATCTGTAATTACCCCAGCATCATCTGGGTCAGTTGGTCTTTTAATTTTCATTAATATGGTCCAATCTGGAATATTTAATGGTTGCTTTGCATCATCTGTAACATAAACTCTAAATGCTGAAGTGTCGCCTTTTACAAATGTCCATAGAACGGTTGGTGGCTTTTCTCCAACATTATACTGTTTTGACGAACTTCTTGATACTGCCATAGTTTAATTATAACACTTAAATGCCGTTTTTAATAGCACCCCAAGTGGCATTTCCTCCTTTAATTGGGCCAACAATAATACTTCCCTCTGTTAGACTAGATTTTCCTACAATAGCGATTACGCTAGATCCATTTGAGGGTCTTGTATTTACAAGCCCTCCACTTTCTCCAACATATAAATAATCCCCACTAGAAAATAATGAAGTATCTATATTTTCTAATAATCCTACAATAATAACTTCGCCTGATGATCCATTAGTAATATTGCTTTTAATTAATCCTATAACTGGAAATGTTTGAATATCACTAGAAATACTTTTCCCTACTGTTGGGAATACGTCATAGCCATTTATATATACTGGAGTTCCTTTTGTTAAAGTAAAAGCATTATTATTTTTAACATTTAATGGCAAATTAGGAACCTGTAGTTCAGTTAATAATAAATCAACGCTTTCTGCTATATTTTGAATATCTTCATGAACATTAACTGGATCATTTGCTAATGGATATGGAATATTTTGATTTGTTGTTGAACCTGGCATGTTTTACATTATACCATTAAAAATATAAGAACTTGACTTACACTCTTTAAGTTGGGTATAATTGATTCTAGACACCCACAAGGTGTTTTTTGCTTAACAGGAGGTACATTTATGGACCAGCAAAAAATAGTAGCGGGTATTTCTTCATTTTTATTGCTTTTTACAGCAATTATTGCAAATAAAGCAAATGCTGATGAGTTTAATCCCGTAACAGAGAAGGTTGTGGAAGAAGTATATAAGCCACTATCCAACAAAGAAATTCTACAAAAATATGCGAACTCACATAGTTTGACCGACAAAGAACTCAGAGAATTATTAAAGGCTATTGGGTTTGAGGGGAAAGCATTAAAATTAGCATGGGCAACTGCAAAAGCAGAATCTAATGGAAGGCCATTTGCATTTAATGGAAATCGTAAAACTGGAGACTCCTCTTATGGAGTATTTCAAATTAATATGATAGATGAACTTGGAGATGACAGAAGGGATAAGTTTGATTTAGACTCAAACGCAGAACTTTTTAATCCAGTTTTAAATGCTCAAATTGTATTTTATATGACTAAAGAAGGAAAAGATTGGTCTTCTTGGAAAATTCAAAGTTCGAGAACTTTAGAGTTTTTAGATGAGTACGATAATAAATTTTAATTATTTGCTGGCAACAATTATTCCATCAACTAAATAAATTTTATTTGAGTCCATATAGAAGTTATGGGTATTAAAATCTCCTTCTTCTATTAAAATACTATCTATTGTCTTATAATTAAACTTATTTGTTGTTTCGTCATATTGTAAAAAAATATCTCCTTCTTGAACCATTGCAGTTGTTAAAAAATAAAAAGTATTATATCTTTTTATTAATATAGGTTGTTCTAGTGAAAACTTTGCAGGGAAATTATTAAAAGATATTAATTTCGAATGTTTATATTCAAATACTGTTGATACTCTAAATTCTTTAATAGAAATATTAGATATTGTTTTTGAAGACCAACTATAAATATCATCGTTTTCTTTAAATTCTAAAAATGAAGGACAAATTAATATATCATCAACAAAAATATTTCCAGATGCTTTTTTAGCAATAGAGTGGTTATTTTTAAATAACACTAAAGATTTTTCATAAACACATCCATTATTAGACATAATTGTTTATTTGGTATGAACCAAATAATCTCCTGCAACGTACCATGAATTTTCGTTTAATGATATAGAGTATACATTAAAGTTTCCAGAATAAGTTTGTATAAAATTAACCTTAACTTCTTCTATTTCTCCACTATTATTTATTTTTATTAAATAATCTGACTCATCTACAAGACCCGCTGAAATTACTCCATAAATACCATCTCTTTTAATAAAAATTGGTTGTTCTTGAGAAACTTTAAAGTCTTCATTATTAAATGAAAGTACGGTATCTTTTTCTGATATAACAATATTATCTATTTCTGTTATTGAAAAACCTTTACTCATTAGTTCTAAAGAGTTTAAATTAATAGAGGAATCTTTATTTAATGAATCTGAGTCAATACTATAAATTTGATCTCCAATATTTAAATTTTTTATAGGAATTAATCCATTTGGAGTATTAATTAGTGTATCTTCATGTATACATTGTGATGGACTAAAACCAAAATTTAAAAATCCAAATGCCCCAAATGGGGTAAAACTAAAAGTAACAAAACTAAATGCTACTGGTGTAAACGCAAAAGCACCAAATGGAGTAAAACCAAATGGGGCAAAACCAAATGGGGCAAAACTAAAAGTTTTATAGGTATAAGGAACATTAGTTCCTAATAATTCTGTATTTCCTGAATTTATTCCTTGAGAAGAAACAGTATTGTTTTCTGCCTCATTTGCTGTATTTTCAGATGTTTCTGTATATGTAAAACCTAAACTAGATAAAAGTGATTGTGCTGTTGTTCTTGTCATACCCACTAAATTTGGTATAACATTTTTTGCAATTATGTTGTGACCACGGGCGGGATTTTTTGCCATTATGCACTAAGATCTCCAAGCACTACCCATGTATCTGTATCACGCTTTACTAAAGTAGCGCTAGACCACTGGGTTCGTAGTTTTAACCCAGGTGTTGAATTAACTGTAACTCCAGTATCTGCAACAATTGTTACTTGCGAAGCACCAGTTTGTAAAATATCTATTGCTGTTCCAATTTCAAATGCAACTGATGAGTTTGTCGGCACAGTTAGATTTCCACCATTTGACATTTCTATCATTTTAAAAGAATCTGATAAAGATAAAGTATATGATGAAGATTGTTGATTAAATTCGTAAACTGGATCTGTTACAGATGTCCATTTACTTCCTGTGTAATATTGTAAGTCTTTGACTTCATTACCAGCAGAATCATATCTTATAAAAGAAACCAATCCAATTGAAGGAGATGATATTGCTGCTGATCTTGCTACTGGATTTTCAAAATTATTAACTCCACCCTTTGCTGTTAATGCTTGATTAAAAGTTGCGCTAGCAGTAAAAGTATGAGAATTACTCCAAATGTAAGAAGATGTTGTGTCTGCTTTTCCAGAAATTTGATACCAAGTATCACTTGCTTCATCATAAACAAATGCTGGTCTTCCAGTTGAATTAATAGTTGACATTAGATCACCTGATCCCAATCTGTTATATCTTCATTGTATACATACATTTCAATTGGACTTGACCCCTTTTTAATCCATATTAATCCATTTGTTAAGCCTGATGTTGGTGCTGTTGCTTGATAAATAGATGTTGCAGAGTATGGACCTGCCCCTGCATTGGCAGCATCAGAGTCTAACCATATAAAACCATCTTTAAGATTTGTTGTTGGCTCAGTATTTGAAACAATACCAACACTTGATGTATCTTCTAGTGTAGAAATTCTTTCTTCAAATGCAGCAAAATTTCCTGCTACAGATAATGCTGGAAGATCGGCGGGATCGGAAGATGTATTATTTATATCATAAGAATCAGATCCATAATGGTACATTCTTAGTGCTGCTTGAATATCTGCAGCATCGTCATAACCAGGTATCTGTGTTGGATATAGATTGCCAATTTGTTCTGAAGCCATTTAAATCACCCCTGTCATTATATCACAATGGTTATAAATAGATGAGTTGTTATTGGACCAACTAAATCTATCCATGTTCCGCTGTCATATTCTATTGCTTTAAAAGTAATATCTAAATTTTGACCTGTTATTCCAGTTATTGCTACCTGTGTTATAGATGCAGTTACAACCTTGTCATTTCCAAAAGAAAATTGAATAGAAAAATTGTCTGCCGTTAACGGAGAACCACTATTTTGAACAATATCTGAAATTGCAATTGATATACTTCCAACTCCTGCAGTAAAACTAACTGTTTCTGTTAAAGAGTATATTGCTGGATTTACTTTTAAAACTTCAACCCATGTATTTGCACC